CAAGCCCACCACGCTGGCCGGCTACGGCATCACGGACGGCGCCCTGGCTGCGCGCAACATCGTGGCGGGCAATGGCCTGACGGGCGGCGGCAACCTCACGGCAGACCGCACGCTGACCTTGGGGACACCCACCACACTGAGCGGCACAACAACCAATGCAGTCACGACCACCAGCCACACGCATGCGCTTGCGGCAGCGACTGAAACCGTAAGCGGTGTCAGCGAGCTGGCAACAGTAGCTGAGGCAAAGGCGGGTACTGATACCACTCGCTCCGTGACCCCCAAGGGACTTGTGGACACCATTGGCGACCATATGCCAACGGGCGCAATCGTCATGTTTCCAGCAAACGTACAGCCCGCCGGCTATCTGAAGGCAAACGGTGCGCTTGTCAGCCGCAGCACCTATGCAAAGCTCTTTGCCGTGATTGGCACGCTGTATGGGGCAGGCGATGGCTCTACGACCTTTAAGCTGCCTGACCTTCGCGGCGAGTTCCCGCGCTTCTGGTCCGATGGCTCTGCCGTTGACCCAGGTCGTGCAATCGGCTCCAACCAGATCGACACAGTGCAGAGCCACATGCACGGCATTCCTACCAGCTCGCCCGCTGGACCTGCGGGCACGAATTGGGGTATCCGTGACGATGTTTGGTGGTACACGGACGGAGGCTCCAACCTCAACCCAGCGGATAACCCACCAGAGCCAGCGCGCACATGGCCCTACGCAAGCGGGCTTGACTGGGAAGGGCGCTATGGCTCGGAAACAAAGCCTCGCAACGTAGCCCTTTTGGCGCTCATCAAATACAACTAATAGAGCATCACATGCAACAAATCATTGTTTATCAGGCCGACCATGATGGCTACTTTGTCGGGAAAACATGGGCAGACGAAAGCCCGGAAGAACCCGGCGTCTTTCTGATACCCGGCAACGCATACAAGGATGCGCCACCCGGCGCACCAGCCACGGGGACGCTCTGGCGACGGGCGGCCTCTGGTGACTCGTGGGTAATGGAGCCTATCCCGTCCGAACCTGAGCCGGAGACTGTGCCGACTGCTCCCAGAGCATGTTCGCCGGCGCAGGGTCTGGTTGCACTCTTTGCCATCAAGCGCATTACAGAGGACGATGTGCTGGCAAAAATCGCCAGCATCCCGGACGAGGTGCAGCGCTACACGGTAAAAATCGGATACCAGCGCGCCACGACCTGGGAACGAGGCAGCCCGGCCATGCAAACCATGGCCCAACTACTGCAGCTATCGGAAGCAGACCTAGACGAGCTGTTTACCTACGCTAAAAGCGTGGCGGTGTAGCGAAATCAGGCCCAGGGTGCGGGCCAGTTACGTGCAAGTCACCGCCACAACGGGCCGCGCTGGCTCATTCGGGCACCCGGCGCAACCATAGGGGACCAGCAACCCACCCCCTATGCAAAGCCCATGTCTCAATCGACAAATCCCAATATCGTGACGCTGACCGTCACACAAGAAGCCGCCCATTTCATCATCGACTGCGTGGCCGACCGTCCATTCAAGCAAGTGGCACCACTGCTGGCCGAGCTGCAGGCCCAGGTGCAAGTCCAGGCCAATACCCAAGGCGCAGAGACTGTTGAGCAGCCTGCCAGCGCGAGCGCCGATCAAGCCGCCACCGAAGACCAAGACAAGCCCAAGCCCAAGCGCGGCAAGGGTCAAGCCACCGCTGCCGACTCTGCGGCGGCCTGAGCGCCATCACCCCCTTCCATCCCCTCATTCAAAGGAAGCCACATGGCTGCAACTGAATATCACCATGGCGTCCGTGTCATCGAGACTACGGGCGCAGGCGCGGCTATCCGCGTTGTTTCCACTGCCGTCATTGGTCTGGTGGCCACGGCCCCGGATGCCGATGACGAAGCATTCCCCATCAACACCCCTGTGCTGCTCACCAACCCGGCAGGCGGCATTGGCAAGGCTGGCAAGGGCGGCACCCTGGCCAAAGCGCTGACGGCCATCAGCGGCCAATCGCGCGCCCTGACCATCGTGGTGCGTGTGGAAGAAGGCGCCGACATTGCAGCCACTACCACCAACGTCATCGGCACCGTGACCGCCACCGGCCAGCGCACAGGCATCCAGGCACTGCTGGCGGCGGAATCCGAGCTGGGCGTGAAGCCCCGCATCATCGGTGCCCCCGAGCTGGACACCAAGGCCGTGGCCAATGCCCTGGCCAGCGCTGCGCAGTCCCTGCGCGCCTTCACCTATGTGGCAGCACGCGATGCCACGGGCGGCTATGCCAAGACCAAGGAAGAGGCCACTACCTACCGCGAGGAATTCGGCCAGCGTGAAGTCATGGTGTTGTGGCCCAACTTCATGGCCTGGGACAGCACAGGTGGCACCGAGGGCGCAGGCGCGGCCGTCACCCTTGCCGCACCCGCCTATGCCCTGGGTCTGCGCGCCAAGCTGGACCAGGAAGTGGGCTGGCACAAGAACATCAGCAATGCCGTCATCAACGGCCCCGAGGGCATCACCGTGCCCGTGTTCTTCGACCTGCAGAACCCGGCCAGCGATGCGGGATACCTCAACGCCCTGGAAGTCACCACCATCATCCGCCGCAGCGGCTACCGCTTCTGGGGATCGCGTACCTGCGAAGAGAAAGGCGGCAAGTTCTCTTTTGAAAACTACACCCGCACGGCCCAGGTCCTGGCCGACACGATTGCCGACGCGCATTTCACATTCGTGGACAAGCCCATGCACCCCAGCTTGGTGCGCGACATGCTGGGCTACATCAATAGCCGCTTCCGCGACCTCGTGGGCGGTGGCTACCTGATCGGCGCCGAGGCCTACTTTGACCCCGACCGCAACAGCAAGGAAGACCTCGCAGCGGGCCGCCTGCTCATCAGCTACCGATACACGCCCGTGCCGCCACTGGAAAACCTCATCTTTGAGCAATCCATTACGGACGACTTCCTGGCCGAATTCGCGGCTGCCATCCAGGCCTAAGCCTGAAGCCATAGGAGCATCAATCAATGTCACTGCCTTCCAAACTCAAAAACTTCAACCTCTTTGGCGACGGCAACGTCTGGCGCGCACTCATCGACAGCGTGACAGTGCCCAAGCTCACGCGCAAGGTCGAGGAATGGCGCGGCGGCGGCATGCACGGCCCCATTGAAGTGGATCTGGGTCACGAAAAGCTGGAGATGTCTTTCAAGGCGGGCGGCTTTCTGCTGGACGGCTACCGCGCTTTCGGTGGCAAGACCCACAACGCCAATCAGTGGCGCTTTGCCGGCGCCTATGAAGACGATGGCACTGCCGTAGTCACCGCCGTGGAAATCCTGGTCAGTGGCCGCGTGCGCGAAATCGACCCCGGCGATGCCAAGGCGGGTGACGACACCGAGCACACCCACACCATCAGCGTCAGCTACTACAAGCTGACCGTGGACGGACGCGATGTGATCGAGATCGACGTGCCCGGCATGGTCTTCAACGTCGATGGCCAGGACGTGCTTTCCAAAATCCGCCGCGCTATCGGTATGTGACCCGGCGCCCTGCATTCCCCTTTATTTGAGAACCCATCACCATGAACGAAAACGAAACCAAAGACCTGAGCACCAGCACCGCCCCCATGGTCGAAGGCGTGGAAGTTGTCACGCTGGACTACCCCATCAAGCGCGGCGACACCGAAGTCAAGGAAATCACCCTGCGCAAGCCAATGGCGGGCCAGTTGCGTGGCGTCAAGCTCACCGAGCTGCTATCGCTCGATGTGGGCGCCGTGCAGATGATCCTGCCCCGCATCACGACCCCCACCCTGATGCCCCACGAAATCGCCCAGCTCGACCCCGCCGACATAACCGAGCTGGGCACCAAGGTGGCAGGTTTTTTCGTGCGCAAGAGTATCCGCGCGGAATATCTGACTGCGTAGAGGACGCCATGGCCGATATGGCCATGGTCTTTCACTGGCGGCCTGCGGACATGGAAGACATGACGCTGGCCGACCTCATGGAATGGCGTGAACGTGCCCGCATTCGCGCCCAGCATCAGGGTGTGTAATATATGGGCCATGTCCGCCGACTTCTTCCTCTATGCACTGTTTGCCCTGGCCGCCTTGGTCGTGCTCGGCTTTGCCCTGGCGCCCATCATGGCGGCCACCGGCCTGTGGGCGCACACCAGCGCCGAGGAACACCGCGCCCAGGCCCGCGAAATCGAGCGCCTGTTAGCCGAAAAAGACTAGCCGCCCCCCTGCACTCCCGCGCCCTGGCGCAAGGGGGTGCCCATGTCTGACACCCGACTGCGGCTCATTCTGGAGCTGCGTGACAAGGTTCTGGCGCCACTGCGCGGCATCCAGTCCGGCAGCAAGGACGCCGCCGCCGCACTCAAGGCCACCCGCGACCAGCTACGCGGCCTCGAAAAAGCCCAGCAAGACATTGACGGCCTGCGCAAGACCCGCGTGCAGCTGCGCGGGCAGCAGCGCGACCTGCAAGACCTGCAGACCAAGCTGGCCGGCAGCAATGCCAGCCTTGTGGAGCACCGCGAGCGGCACAAGAATATTGCCGCCTCGCTCAAGACCGCGCGCGAGTCGCACAGCAGGCTCACCAAGGCGCTGCAGGATGGCGCCACCGCTACGCCAGAATTCAGCCGGCAGCTTGAGATGGCCCGCATTCGGCTTCTGAGCAGTCAGACTGCCTATGAGCGCTCCAACTCCACGCTGAGCAAATACCGCACCCAGATCAAGACCACTGAGGCCGGCATTGCCCAGCTCAGCGGCAAGATCGACAACGGCAAGGAACGGCTGCAGGGCTACCAGCAGCGGCTGGAGCGCGCCGGCATCAGCACTGAAAAGCTCGGCCAACAGTCCCGCAATCAGAAAACCCAGATCGAGGCAGCCACCGCCGCCATGGAGCGCCAAAAGCAGGCGCTGGCTGGACTCAAGGCCCAGCAGGACAAGCTGGCTGCGCTCAAGGCCAATCACGCCAAATCAATGATGCACGCAGGCATGGCCGTGGGTCTGGGCGTGGGCATGGTGGCCGAGGGCCGCACCCTGGCCAAGCCGGTGCAGGCCACGCTGGGCGCGTTCTCCCAACAGGAAGATGCATCGACCCAGCTGCGGGCGGCCATGATGCAGTCGGATGGCAGCGTCCAGGCCGAGTTCGCCCAGATCGATGCCCTGGCCAAGCGCCTAGGGGACCGCCTGCCCGGCACAACCGCTGACTTCATCGAGATGATGACCGTGCTGCGCAAGGAAGGCATCTCTGCGCAGGCCATTCTGGGTGGCACGGGCGAGGCTGCTGCCTTGCTGGGCGTGCAGCTGAAAATGCCCGTCACAGGGGCTGCAGCCTTTGCGGCCAAGATGCAAGACGCCACACAGGCCACCGAGGGTGAAATGCTCGGCCTGATGGATGTGCTGCAAAAGAATGCCTACCTCGGGGCCGACCAGAATTACCAGTTGGCTGGCATCACCAAGATGGCGGGAGCCATGTCCTTGATTCGGCAAAAGGGGCAGGAAGCCTACAAGACGCTTTCCCCCTTGCTTGTGATGATGAATCAGGCAGGCATGACGGACGGCGGCAGCGCTGGCAACGCCATCGACAAGGTATTTGCCGCAGGGCTGGACAGCAAGAAGCTCAAAAAGACCAACGACATGCTGGCCAAGCGGGGCATCAAGCTGAACTTTGCAGACAAGCAGGGGAAGTTTGCAGGCATTGAAAACCTGTTCGCTCAGCTGGACAAGCTCAAAGCCCTTGGTGAAAACGACATTCTCAAGAATGAAGTGCTGTCAGAGCTGTTCGGCACTGACGCCCAAAATCTGCAGGTGCTGCGCAATTTCATGGCCAAGGGCTACGACGGCTACAAGGAAACCGTGGCCAAGATGGACGCCCAGGCCAGCCTGCAGCAGCGTGTCAATGAGCAGTTGGGCACACTGAGCAATGTCATGGAAGCCGCGCAGGGCGGTTTTACCAATGTCATGGCAGACATTGGCGACACCATCAAGGGCGATGCCAAGGACATCATCAAGGCCGTTGGCGACATCACCAGCAGCGTGGGCGGCTGGATCAAGGAGCACCCCGCATTGACGGCAGGTATCGCCCGCTCCGTCGCGGTGCTGGCTGGTCTGATGGTTGTGCTGGGCGCTCTGCTGGTGCCGCTGGCTCTGATCGCGGGCAAGTTCATGCTGATGCGCTTTCTGTTCGGCATGATCGGCATCAAGGTGCCTATGCTGAGCGCTGGCATCGGTGCGCTGACGGGTGTGGTGAGCAAGCTCACCGGCGCCCTGTTCTCTGGCCTCATGGTGGCCCTGCGTGCAACCATGGGCGTCATCGTCAAGCTGGGCGTGGCACTCCTTACCACGCCTGTGGGCTGGTTTTTGCTGGCCATTGCGGCCATTGCAGGCGCGGCCTACCTGATCTATAAAAACTGGGGCGCCATTTCTGGCTTCTTCTCCGGAGTCTGGGGCAGCGTCAAGACTCAAGCCGCGGCGGCCTGGACATCCATCAAAGCCAGCCTTTCCGGCCTGTGGTCCAGCTCAGTCAGCACGGCGCAGACCATCTGGGCGGATCTGCCGGGCTTCTTCTCTGGCATGTGGCAAGGCATCAAAGACACGGCCTCTGCTGTGTGGAGTGGCATTGCATCCATGCTTGGCCAGATGTGGGCCGCAATGGTCAGTACCGCCAGCACGGTCTGGCAGCAGCTGGGCGGCTCTTTCCCTGCTGTGCTGCAAACCATCAGCACGGCCATCGTCAACTGGAGTCCGCTGGGTCTGTTCTATCAGGCCTTTGCTGGCGTCATGAGCTACTTTGGCCTTGAGCTGCCCACCAAATTCAGCGAGTTCGGGGCCAACATCATCCAGGGGCTGGTCAACGGCATCACCAGCAAGATGGCCATGGTGCGCGATGCCGTGGGCGGTGCTGCAGATTCGGCTATTGGCTGGTTCAAGGAAAAGCTGGGCATTCATAGCCCGAGCCGCGTTTTCATGGCGGCAGGCGTCAACGTGGGCGAAGGTGCAGCCATTGGTATTGACCGCACCTTGGGCATGGTGCGCAAGTCTGCTGCGGCCATGGCCATGGCAACAGGGGTCACGCTGGCCGCTCCAACCATGGCCGCGCCTGCAATGCCCGTGCCGCAGGTCGGTATGCCCGCCCAGGTCGTGCAGCTACAGACCGCTGCCGCCCCGGCGCTGCCACCCGTCGCGCAGCCACTGCTGCCCACGCTGCAGAAGCTGCCGCCCGTGCCCGCCCAGTCCGTACAGCTGCAGCCCGCTACGGCCCCGGCACTGCCACCCGCTGCGCAGCCGCTGCTGCCCACGCTGCAGAAGCTGCCGCCCGTGCCCGCCCAGGCCGTGCAGCTGCAGACTGCTGCGGCCCCGGCACTGCCACCCGCCGCGCAACCACTGCTGCCAGATCTGCAGGCGTTGCCGCCCGTGCCTGCCCAGGTCATGCAGCTGCAGGCCCCTGCCGCACCAGCGCTGCCACCCGCGGCGCAGCCGCTGCTCCCCGCACTGCAGGCGTTGCCGCCTGTCCCTGCCCAGGTCGTGCAGCTGCAGACTACTGCGGCCCCGGCACTGCCACCCGCTGCGCAACACCTGCTGCCCATGCTGCAGAAGCTGCCACCCGTGCCTGCCCAGGTCGTGCAGCTGCAGACCACTGCGGCCCCGGCACTGCCACCCGCTGCGCAACAGCTGCTGCCCACGCTGCAGAAGCTGCCGACCGTACCGGCCCAGGCCGTGCAGTTGCAACCCGTCATGCAGCAGATGCAAGCCATGCCCGAAAAGCAGCTGCCAGCCATGCCCGCTATGGCCGACCCCGTACAGATCGACCGCCGCCCGGTGCTGGCCCAGACTGCCCCCGCAGTACAGCGCCCGGCGCCGATCATTCAGGGCGACACCATCACCATCCAGGTCTATGGATCCCCAGGCATGGATATGCAGGCGCTGGCCCGCGAGGTGCAGCGTCAGCTTGACCAGCGCGACCGTGCCAAGGCTGCCCGCCTGCAGGCCAGCTATACCGATTGGAACTGACCACCATGCTTTGCCTCGGCCTATTCGTATTCAGCCTGGACACCCTCTCATATCAGGACCTGCAGCGCCGCACCTCATGGAAGCACCCCACACAAAGCATCGTGGGCGGGCGCGACACATCGCAGTTTCTGGGCTATGGCGAGGACATCATTACCCTGAGCGGCAGCATCGTCCCCGAGTTCAAGGGCAAGCGCGCAAGCCTCGATGAGCTGCGCCTCATGGGAAATACCGGCCTGGCATTCGCTCTGGTCGAAGGCAGTGGCACCGTTTACGGCGCCTTTGTCATCACCGACATGCAGGAAACAAAAACCTACTTCGAGGTGGACGGCACGGCCCGCAAGATCGAGTTCACGCTGACCCTGCGCCGCGTGGACCAGGACGATGAGGGCGAGTCCGGCTACTCCGACGAAATGGGCAACCTTGAAATGTCCGAAGCCGTAAGCCTGAGCTGACCATGAGTGATATTGACGACATCCGTTACCGCCAGCCCTACGCCACTTCCACGGGTGGCCAGGGGCAGCGCCTGTTTCTGCAGCTCACGCCCATCTGGCGCGTGACGGTCAAGGGCCAGGACGTTTCTGCCCGCTTTGCCCCGCGCTTGGTGAGCCTTACCATCACCGACAACCGCGACGGCGAAGCCGATGAGGTGGAAATCGTCATCAGCGACCATGACGGCGCCGTGGAGCTGCCAGACACCGGCGACACCATGACCGTGGCCATAGGCTGGCAGCTCAGCCATGGCACCGGCCCCTATCGAGCGCCCACTCAGGAGGAAATGGGCGGCTTCCCCCTGGGGCTGGTGGACAAGGGCAGCTACACCATCCAGGCCGTGGAATACAGCGGTGCCCCGGACACCATCACCCTGCGGGGCCGCGCCGCCAATCTGCTGGACGAGCTGCGCGACTTGAAGGACCGTAGCTGGCACAAGACCACCGTGGGCACCATCGTGCGCAGCATCGGCGCGCAGAACAAACTCAAGGTCAGCATTGATAAGGAAATTGCCGCGCGCAAGATTGGCCACGCCGATCAAGCGCAGGAGTCCGATGCGTCGTTTCTGCGCCGCCTGGGCAGGCAAATGGATTGCCTGTGCAACATCAAGAACGGCACGCTGCTTTTTAGCCAGGCACGCAAGGCCCGCACGCCCAGCGGTAAAGAGCTGCCGCCCGTAACCATCACCCGCGATGCCGGCGACCAGCACCGATGGGCGCGCTCAGACCGTGACTCATATAGCGGCGTCAAGGCCTTCTATAACAACATCAAGCGCGGCACCCGCTCCAGCGTGGTGGCAGGCATCAGCGGCCGGGCCAAGACATTGCGCCAGACCTATGCCAATGAGGCCGACGCCCTGGCCGCCGCCCGTGCTGAATGGCTACGCATTCAGCGCGGCATCTACTCCTTTGACATCACCCTGGCCTATGGCCGTGCCGATGTCATGCCCCAGCGGCCGGTGATCGTCAGCGGCTGGAAAAAGCATATTGATGAAACCGTGTGGATGGTCACGGCTGTGCGCCACAGCCTAAGCAGCAGTGGCTACATCAGCCAGCTGACACTGGAGACACAGCAGAGCGAAGGAGTGGATGGCGGGGATGAAGCGACATCAGACTAAAGGACCATAAGTTTTTGGCCAAAACCAATCTCATGCTCAGTCAGAGAAACATGTTCCGCCAGAAACGATTACCGTGTAACAGAAAGTGTGGATGTGGTATGTTCGTTGCCATACTCGTCGACGACTAGCTGAAGTACACGGCTAAAAAATGGGGCAACAGGGATGACATTCGAGCCAAAGACAATCGCACTCAGTAAAATTTACTTGGACCCAGAAAACCCAAGGCATGAAGCGCTCCCAGATGAGCAAGCCATCATTCATTATCTGGTTGCACAAGAGCAGGTTCGAAAACTGGCCAAAAACATTGCAGAAGCGGGCAGCCTTAGCCCCTTGGAGCCAATTGCTGTTATTCAGCACCATAAAGTCAAGAGCGGATACACGGTTGTTGAAGGAAACCGTCGAATCTGCTCTTTAAAACTACTTGCTGACCCGGACAAAGCTGGAACGGAGAACGACCGACGTCATTTCTCGAATTTAGCAAAGGGAATGGGTAAGAACATTAGCAGAGTACAAGCGATTGTCTTCGAAACTCGTGAAGCAGCGATGCGTTGGTTTTCACTACGCCACCGTGGCGCGCAGGAGGGTGCCGGAACCAAGACCTGGGATTCTGAACAGATTGCAAGATTTAACCTTCGAACTAATAGCCGCGACCCCAATTTGCAAGCGCTGTTGTTGATCGATTACGCAAAGAGTCAAAAGCTCTTAAGCCCTGAAGACATCAATCAGTTAAGCATCACTACACTAACTCGATTTCTTTCCACACCGATATTCCGGCATCACATCGGTTTAGCTAACCGTAATGACATCAAAATTAATGTTCCTGATTCGGAATTTAATCGTGCATTGACTCGTTTTCTGAGCGATTCAATAGACCCCGGTTCAGATGTTCACTCGCGTACGACCTCAGCAGACCGCAAAGCCTATGCAAGTCAATTGGTGAAAGATGGGGTAGCGGCAGTAAGCCATGTCCGTGCATCGCACACCCCTGGTGAAAGCTCGTACATGGATGAGCCTGCACAACAGGAACCCATGTCTGATTCAGCGGCACCGGGTAGCAAAGCAGAGGGTGCCACGGGGACGCAACACGCAACAGCAAATCCGACAAGAGATCAGCAACACCCTGATCGCCGCCGGAAGGTGATACTGAGCACCTTTTCAGCAAAAATTAATGACAAGATACTGCGACGTCTCTATCGAGAGCTTAAAGACATTGATGCTGTTGACTTCACCATAGCCGCTACCGCCTTATTCCGCTCTGTACTGGAAAAGTCAACAAGCCTGTATCTGCAGTCTGTCGGCGTTAAACCTGACTCCAAACTTGACGAGAAGTTAAAGCAGTTGGCTAAGCAGCTAAGCACAGAGGGCAAGGGTGATCGTGAACTAAAGTTCTTACGCACTATTGCCTCCGGCGGCAGAGACGGAGACTACGCTCCAGACACCTTGGGTCACTACATCCACGGAGGTGCAACACCCACTCCTGCATATGTGTTCAGGTACTGGGACAACATGGAGCCGATCCTCCGGCATACCTTGAATCGAGTCTAAAAATCAGGGCTGGCCAAGTCTTTTGAATTTCGCTACAGTACCGCCCAATGCCAGTTACAGATACCCCTTTGCGCTACCCCGGCGGCAAGAGCCAGATCACCCCGATGATCGTTGACATCCTGCGTAAAAATGATCTCGTGTACGGGGAGTACGTAGAGCCATTTGCGGGGGGAGCCGGGATCGCTATGACGCTGCTGCTCAACAGCTACGTCTCAAAGGTGTACCTAAACGACATCGACCCTGCCATACATGCGTTCTGGCATAGCGTTCTGAACGCTACAGAAGAATTGTGTGAGTTGATCACGAGTACGCCCGTAACCATGGAGACATGGCACCAACAGCGTGCCATTTTTCTTGACCTTACCTGCACTGACCTTACGGCCAAAGGCTTCGCTACTTTGTTCCTCAATCGCACCAACCGCTCTGGCATCCTGCGTGGTGGTGTGATCGGTGGCCTCGCGCAAACAGGCAACTACAAGCTGGACTGCAGATTCAACCGCTCTGACCTCGTGCGCAAGATCAAGCGTATCGCGCAGCACAGCGACATGATTGAACTGCACTGTCTTGATGCAGTGGAGTTTGTCAACTCGATTGTGCCCACTACCAGCGAGCACACCTTAGTCAACCTCGACCCTCCTTATTACAGCAAAGGTCCTGAGCTGTACACCAACTTTTACCAGCATAAAGATCACGCCGCACTGGCCCAAGCCGTGAGTGGCATTCAAAGACAATGGATGGTGACATACGACGACACGCCAGAGATCCGAAAGCTATACAGTCAATACAGAAACTACAGCAGTAATCTCAACTACTCCGTGCAGACAAAACGCATCGGTGTGGAGCTCCTTGTAGCAAACGACGGCCTTGTATTACCGGATTCGATGGAAACGTATCGCATGCCAGCAGAAGCCTAGCAGGCTCAGACTGCAGCCGTGCCGAATGGCTGCGCATCCAGTGCGACATATCACCTATGCCTATGACCGTGCCGATGTGATATCTCAGCGACCGGTGATCGTTAGCGGCTACACCAGCCAGCCAACCTTGGGGGCACAGCAGAGCGAGGGGGTGGATGGAGGGGATGAGGCGACTGGCAACTGATCCCCTGCACCTAACTTATAGCCGTCACTCAAAGGCGCTAAATTGGGGTTAGTTTTTACTATCACCTAATAAAAGGCAGCTGCATAGCTGCCTTTTTATTTCGTGTTTACCAAAACCGTCAGTTCATCTTTCTCAGCCTGCTTGGCAACTACACATATTCAAGCCAGTTGTCATTCTCGTCGGCGCTGTTACCTTGATGGGAAGCCCCTGTAAAGCAACGACGCTCTTCTCCTTCTACTGCGACACCTGCGGTAGGTCGTGATACCGAAAGCCGCTACAGAACCAAGCACCGCTCACTGAGACTTGGTAACAACACCAGAGAAGTTGAACATCCCTTCGCTGGAAACCATTGCTGAGTTCTCCCCTTGAAGCGCCATCTTGTAGCTGTAAGTCCCTCCGTCCTTGCCTATGAAGTTGTACGTGAGGACATTGCCGTTGACCCTGACACTTGTGAATTCGGAAGTACCGCTCTTTCCTATTACTCGGCCTCCTAACCGGCCCCCGCGTGAGTCGATGTAAATCGTAATCGGGTCAGATGCCAGTGCCCACCTGAGAGTGCCACTCCAGGTGCCAACGAACTGGGCAATGCTCGGGTCAATTTGCGGGGATGCGGGTTGTTCGGCGGGTGCAGAGCTTTGTTGGCCTGCCTTAGCGCAGATATCGCACCGGACTTCTGAAAAATTCTTTATGGAAATCGGCGATGTGCCAAAAGCGCTGTCCTCCACCGTGTTGGTGTTTGCCAGGACGTTGAAATACGGGGTGCCATCAATGTTGTAGGACACCTTCGAGCATGTCGCCGTGGTCGAGGTAATCGAGTAGTTGGCCGAGTAGGACGGAGCAGACCCGGTCAGCGATTTCATTTTGATGGACGCTGCGCACTGTCCAATGATTTTGCTGCAGTCACACATCGAGTCGGCATGTGCAACAACCCCAACCAGCCCTAAAACACAGCCTACCAAGGCCTTATCAATACGAAGCATCAGTTAGCTCCTAAAAAATAAGCCGCTCAGTCACCCTTGACTTACTCGGTTGATAAAAATGAATTCACCAAAGCGCCTTCCAAGCATAGCGTTCGCCTATTCAGAGAAAAATCTGCACTAGCGTTGAGGTGGGGCCGGTGGACAGCCCAACGCGCTTGCCTGCAAACTTGCCGTCGCGCACGGGGTCCCCGTTCTTGGCGCTTTCCAGCAACTGACGTGCGGAGTCTTCGCCAAGGGCGTAGGTCAACACCTGAGCGGCCAACTGCAGGTTTTCGGCGTTCTTTGCTTCAAAGGTCTCGCCGTCGTCGTCCCTGAAAAACTCCCAATACACATTCACGCGGCCGCGGCGGAATTCAAGGCCGAAATCCGGCCCACACACGCTCTTGCCGCACTTGTCGGTCAGGAAGCTGTAGCCCTTGCCATCATTGAGGCGGGTTTCGCTGACCACAGGGCGTCCCACGGCGGCGATCATTCCGGCCTCATCCAGCTGAGCCGCACGCGGCGCTTGTTGGGTTGCCTCGACGGTGCTGCTGCCGTCGTGCGGCGCGCAACCTGCGAGCAATCCCAATGCAGCAGCGACCAAGGCTGTGAAAAGACCTCGCCGCGTTGAACGGGCGTTCTCTAAAACCAGCATTGCACTCCCCCTCTTTAATGAGCTGCAGTCTCTCTGTACCGTCAGCCCGAAAGTCGGTTCTTACCTATTTCTCTTGATAAGAAGAAGCCAACTTGGCCACGGCTTGTAAGGCTGCCCGCACCTCTTGTGAGCCATTTCGCCATACATCCAGTAAGTCATGCTCATCTGCATTGAGCGTCGCCTCAGTCTGTCCTTCACGCCGACCAGTCAGCACATACAGAACATCAACACCGGCATTTGCAAGAGCTATCAATGAGCCCGATCCTGGCTCCGCAGCTGCTCGCTCGTAGCGACTAAGCATGGTGCGAGTGATCCCGCACGTATCAGCCAGCTCAACCTGTGAGACGCCAAGTCGTTGACGCTCCTCGGTCAGTCTCTCTCCATGACTGGTATCAAAAGGCACAATAAATCCTTGACATTGAACCTTATAAGGCTCAATAATCCTAGTACGTTGTAAATCTCAGTTCTCATCGTACATGACCACCATCACCATCCCGACAGGCCATGCGTGTGCAAATCAAGGAACCAGCTGCACCGCTGGCTCGTCAGTGGTGCGCTACATCCTCAAGTACGTGCGCAAAAGCATGCGACCTGAGGCATTGCGTCCAGCGGCTGGCAGCTCAGGAAAAGATGGCGTCGCATTCTTCACGCATTCCGAGCGTATCCAAAAGCTGTTCGCGCAAGTTGAGGGCTTCCAGCGTAGATATCAGGTGCATGAACTCCCCCATGCCACTGGCAATGACGTGCCGGTAGACCTGGCCCGACTCATTGCGAAGGCCAATAACTCGGTCCTTACCAGTTCCGCGCCACTCAATATGGGATTGAGCTTCGACCATGGCCATGATGAGCTGGTCGTCATTCCGTGGAACGATCCCCTCCAGGAGTTTTGTCTGCATTCCTGCCTCTCCGGGTTTGATGTTGTGGTGCTTCATTGTGCCGCCAGACAGGGCAAAAAAACAATTTGCAACATATCAGGCACTCAAAGGCTGCTGGTCCCGAGGGCTTTGAAAAATGAAGTCTGCAACCAACTCAATGCGCTCAAGCGCCTCCTGCAGGTAGGTTTCGATAGGGTGGCTTTGGTGCCAAGTGGCTTGCCATGCATCGAACTCACCAGACTCCACCACGCGCAGAAATTCAGCATTGCTTTTGCTGCCAAAGGCTTTCTTCTTGTCTTGTTCAAAAGCCGCGTTTGCCAGCGCTACAGCCTGCTCCTGAACGATGGCCGCGAACATCAATTTCTCTGTTGAGTAGCGCATTGGCTGCTATCCGTTTCATTTGCATGCTGTAACAAGCCAGCTCATCGTACATGACCACCAACCACAACTTGCAAGCTGCCAAATCACCTACGCATCTGGTCGTATCGGCTGTGAACAAGCCCATTGCCATTCGCCTGGGCCAGCAAGAGCTGGACGAGGTGCTGCAATTGGCCCGTGCAGAGGACAGGCCTGCAGGCAACTTTGCCCGGATGGTCTACCTGCTGGGTCTGGCCGTGTACCGCGAGCAAGGCTTTTTGACGCTGCAGGTCGATGTCGCCCAGCCCGCCCGCAGCCGCTGGCAGGCCGCCAGTGGTCTGGTCAATGAAAAGCCGATTGCCATGCGCCTGCCACCCGCTGAACAGGCCGATGTCGAAGAAATGGCCCGCAATGAATCGCGCCGCCCCGGCAACTTTGCGCGGGCCGTGTTTCGCATGGGCATGCCGATCTACCGCCAACGCATACAGCAGCGCGCTGTGGCCACGCCCGCAGGGGGTGCTGTCAGCTATGAGTGAGGTGCCCATGGTCGAAAACGATCCTTTCAATGCAGAGCCCGGTCTGCAGGCGCATCGTAGTTTTGCGCAGGCTGCCCTGGGCGTAGGCGTGCGTAAGGTCAGCATGGGCGTGGTGGAGCCTCAAGCTGTGGGACAAACCGGGCAAGGCTGTAACACCGCGAACGGGCAAGCTCAGGCACCCGCCAAAAAGCAGCCGCCGCTGGTCCTTGACCGCAAGCCCAAGAGCATCCCGCGCGACAGAACGCGCCTGCGCTGCCCGCATTGCAAGTCGCCTTGCAACTCGCGCACCAGCTTTGAAACCAGCGCGCTGACTCGCACTTTCATCTATTGCTGCACCAACTACGAGTGCGGCCATACGTTCAAGGCAGTCATGGAGATTCACTACACGATCTCCCCGAGCGCCACCCCTGACCCGTCAGTGAACCTGCCCATATCCACCCATGTGCGCCGTGAGTTGGTACGTACCCAGATGGATGTGGCGCGGTCTGCAGAGCATGTGCCTGAGCACACCGAGCCGGTAACGGGCGACCTGTTCGCAGGCATACCGCCCGACCCGCCGCGCACCTAGCGCCCTAACCGCTACCCCTTTTCCACACCGCTGACAGAGCCAGTTTGCTGGCCCTGCGGCCCTTTTCACGCCCAAAAACCTGAAAGACCGTTGCATGAGCCGCTTTGCCATCACCCACATAGACAAGGACCATGTGCGCCGCCGCATGGTGATCGGTGCGCCCAATAACCTCATGGCCAGGGATTGCGCAGTGCGCATCTATGGCGCTGCATGGTTCATGAGCTGCGTGAGGGTCTGAATGAACACCCCGATGCGCAATGCCCTGGTAATGCTGCCGCCCAAGCTGGCACCCGCCGACGCGGCGCCGGCTGACGGTCAGCCCGCAGGCGCTGCGGTGCTTCTGCCTGCCGCTGTGGAGCTGCTGCGCATCACTAATGGAGAGTGGTTTCCGCCATTCCCCGGATACCGGGTCGTGCAGTTGCTGGAAAGCATGCTGAGCATCGTCAAGGACAAGCAGATCCCGATGCACACCAGCAAGGTGGCGATGCGCAACTTTTCAGACCTCGACCTCATCCTGCGTAATGCAACAGCGCAGGATGAACGTCTGAAAGACGAGGCGGCTCCGCAACCGAAGGAAGTACGCGCCCAGATAGCTGTACATCGTAAGTTCTTCCGCCGGAAGTCCGGGTATGGCTATATCGATGCTGAAAACAGTGAATGGCATGCCCTGCCCGTTCGCATTCGCATGGCTTTGCTGCTGCTGTGCGGCGTCGATGGCGACCTTGATGCCCTGGCCAACCGCGACTTCCAGGCCATGCCACCACCTGAACGGCAAGCCATCAAAACAGAGGTGCGCCTTGCCAAGCGTCATTTTGGGCGCGTCAAGGCGCTGGACAGCATCTGGTAGTTCGCCATGGCCAAGATACTGCGCGAACTGCCCAAAGGGCTTGCCGACTGGAAAAAGAACAAGCCCCAGCTGCGCCATGTGGCGGAGCATCTGGAACGCATCATTGACGATGCGCCTGAGACATGGCGTGCAGTTATCCGCACGCGCTTCAAGAAAATTGAGCCGGTGGCGCCCATGGGTGCCGATGCCAGCGAGCTGGCCAAGTGGCACCTGGAGCAGCCGCCCGAGTGGGCCGAGGCATGGGACGGCCTCAAGGACTTGGCCGCATTCCAGGATGCCTATGGCGATGCCATGCGCTGGAATCTGGATGACCACGACATTTGCAAATGGGCCAAGGCGCTGGCAGACCAAGCGGGCGAGCTAGAAGCAATTTGCGTGGCCGATGAAACGGCACTGCGCGCAGAAGAGGCAGAACGCCGGAGCGCCCTGGGCAAGTATCTGACCGAAGACGAGCAGAACGCCCAGGCGGCCCGCAGTGTTGCCCGCAGGGTGGACGCCATCCGCATGCTGGTTCGCATGATTGGCGTGGATGAGGACAAGCCTATCAAGGGGCTGCCTGCCGTCAAACGAGCACAAGACCCGCGCTGGTGGCGCAGGCGTCTGCGTACCCATGTGGCCCGTGTGGTGGAAGGTGGGCACATCCGTCTTGGAATGGTGCATCGCGCCAGTGGTGGCTATGTCAGCCATCTGGGCCTCATGCGCCGTACCCATCAAATCAAGCGCAACGCGGACGGCTTGGCTCGCACGCTCTACACCAACGAGGCGGGGCAGGTCTTCAATCTGGCCGAGCTGGCTTCGCTTGGCACATCCAATCCTGTGGTGCGCGGTGGTGAGCTGATGACCCGCATCCGTGGCGCCGAGGAATATGCAGACGCCCGCGCCCATGTGGGCCTGTTTCTCACCCTGACGCTGCCAAGCCGCTTTCACCCCGTCAAGCTGGGCAAGAGCGGGCGCCCTGTGCCCAATGAAAAGTACGTGCCGGGCCTGACGCCGCGCGATGGCCAGAACTGGCTTTGCAAGAACTGGCAACGCCTGCGCAGCGCCGCCAAGCGCAAGAAGATCGGCATGTATGGCCTGCGTGTGGCTGAGCCCCACCACGATGCCACGCCGCACTGGCATGCGCTGGTCTGGGTCGAATGCGAAGAGGCTGCTGTCCGCCTGGAAGCGCTGATTCGCAAATACTGGCTTGAAGACGATGGCGATGAGCCGGGCGCACAAAAGAACCGTGTCTGCATCAAGCGCATGCTGGCCGGTGGCGCTGCTGGCTATGTGGCCAAGTACATCGCCAAGTCTGTGGGCCACCATGCCCTGGCTGAGCACACGGACGTTGTGCAGGGTCATGAAGTGCAGATTGCTCTGGACCTGGACAAGCCGGAGCAGCCCGAGAGCAATGCATCCGAAAAGGACGGGTTTGCAGGCTATCGCCGCGTGGATGCCTGGGCCAGCACGTGGGGCATTCGTCAGTTTCAAACCATTGGCATGCCCAGCGTGACCGTGTGGCGCGAACTGCGCCGCGTCAGCAAGGACCAGCTGGAACTGTTTGGCCGCGAAGGCGACCGCGACACCAGCCGCGCTTACACCGCATGCCATCGCCACGGCGACATGCGCGCGAACTGGTGCTTGTTCATGGAGGCCATGGGCGGCCATGCCTGCAAGCGCCATGAGTGGCATCTGCGCGTAGTGCATCGCACGCCGGAGGCTGGTGCCGTCAATCAATACGGTGAAGAAGTCACACAGGGAAGTGTCGTAGGCCTGACGCCGCAGCGCGGGCGCATGCGTGGCCGCTGGCTCGTCAGCCGCCGCATTGCATGGGCCCCCTACGTATCGACATTTGCAGCTGACAGCAGCGCAGAAACCACCCAAGGGGACGAAGTGGCGCAGGGCACAGGCGAGGCCGTGTCCCGGCCGCCGCTGGCGGCCCCTTGGACTCGTTTCAATAACTGTACGGCCCGGCTCACGGGCAAGACCGCCAAGGCTTTTTTCGGCCGCGGCGACCACGAGGCAGAGGACTGGACCAGTCCAGACAGCCCCGATTCGGTCCTGTACCAGCCCAAAACGATGGCCCAGCGCTTCCAGCAAGCGGCCCATTTCTTCCAAACCACCCATTGATCCATCACAGGAGGACTCGCCATGCCCGCAAAACGCACCGAACCCAGCCGCGCAGCCGTCAATCCAGCCGCTGGCTTCAAGTACACGCCCGCAGTGAGCACCGATCTAGCCAAAAGCTTTGCAGCCATTCGCCGCAAGCAAGCCCAGCAGCAGCGCAATGCCGCAGCACTCGAAGCAGTGCAAGCCCAGCAGGCACTGGAGCTGGAGCCGACCGCCCAGGTTGTCCCACTTTTCAAACACGCCGTCTAACCCACATCAGGAGGTATCACCATGGACCAGAACATCACAGCCCTGCATAGCTATCGCGCCATCCTCATTCCTGCCGACGCTTCCAGCAACGTGGAAGCCCTGGCCGACGCTGGTTTGCTGCCCACCATCCGCGTCAAAGCAGGCAATGCCACCCAGGCCAAAGTCAACGCGCATGTGGCCAGCGGTCAGGGCGTGCTGCGTGTTGAGCGCGTGGAGGGTTGAACCATGAATATGAGTGGCACACAGCAATTTCCCGAAGCGCTGCAAGTTGTGATCGGCCGCCTAAACGCCGACCTGCGCGAAGCCACGAAAAAGATTGAGCACTTGCCAGCCAGCGAATGGCAGAGCCAACACGGCCGCGCGCTGATGAACCGCGAGCAGGAACTGCACACCGCATGGGTCGTTCTGGACGGTATGCGGTCCACACAGGCTGCGGCTACCGCAGCAGAAGCGCCCGCCGTATGGGGGACTGAGCAATGAACACGGTGAACCTCATTCGACTGATTGTCCTCAAGCTGGCACTACTCGGCGGCGGCGCCATGGGCTGGGCCTTTGCGCGCCACTACATCGCAGACAGGGTGCGCCACATGGGCCAGATACTGCTGGGCAAGCAAGACCTGCGCTGCATCTTCTCCATGCTGGAGGTCATGCAGGCCCGCCAGAGTGCAAAGCGTGTGTATCTGTCTGGCCCCATGAGTGGCCTGCCAGAGCTGAACTATCCGACCTTCAACGACAAGGCCACCGAGCTGCGTGCGCGCGGCTGGCATGTGGAGAACCCGGCAGAGAACCCGCCACCGCCCTGCGGCTCCTGGCGCGGCTATATGAGGATGGCCCTGTGGCAGCTGGTGAGCTGCGAGGCCATCTACCTGCTGCCCGGCTGGGAAAACAGCAAGGGCGCCCGGCTGGAATACAGCATTGCCCAGTCCCTGGGCCTGGAAGTGATCGAGGCCGCCATCAGCATCCACATCAACAGAACAAACAAGGCCGCCGCCTGAGCAAAGGAGAAATGAACATGAATCAATCCAATTGGGTCACCATCGCAAAGGCCGGCGCAGAAACAGGGCTGCCGGAATCTTTCTTCAACGAGCGCACCGGGCTTTCCGGCATCTGGCCAGAGGGACCAGTCTGGAAGTGGTTTGAAGGCCGCAAGCTCATCAACATGAACGGGTTTTATTCGCTGGTCGACAAGACGCCCAGTGTCCGCAGCAACCGAGGCCGCAAGAAGGCGAAGACATGCCAAGAGCAGTAGCCAAAACCACAGGTGTGATTGTTCGGGAGTCACACCTGCAGATCGACCTGCGCGCCCAGGGTTTCGGGCGCGAGCGCCTGGACCTGGCGCCGACGCCAGCGAACATCCAGTACGCAGCCCGGCTGCGGCTGGAGATTCTGGCCAAGATCGAGCGCGGGGCATTTGCCCTGGCGGACTACTTCCCAGACTCGCCGCGCGCCACCAAGGATGCACAGTCCCTCACCTTCAAACAGTTGGCTGGTGAGTGGCTGCGCGTGAAAAAACCGCAAGTGCAGCACAGCACTTTCCACCACTATGAGCAGACCTTGACCAGCTACCACTACAACGAGCTGATGGAAATGCGGCTGGCCAGCCTGGACTACCGCGCGTTGATGAAGCTGCTGGCGGACTTCCCGTCCAATGGCAAGACCTTCAACAACGTGGCCACCGTGTTGCGCCAAGTGCTGGAATACGGGTTCAAGGCCAAGCTCCTGGCAGAGCCGTTGCATGACCATGTGCAGATGCGCCGCCATCAGAAGCCAGGGCCGGACCCGTTTCCGCTGCATGAGGTCAATCAGATCATCCAGTCCATGCCTGCCGGTCAGGCTCGCAACTATTTTGAGCTCGCTTTCTTCTCGGGCATGCGTCCGTCCGAGCAGATTGCAATGCAGTGGAGCAAGGTAGACCTCAAGGCCGGAAAAATGCTGGTTGATGCCGCCAGGACGCGCGGCGAGGAAAAGGGAACCAAGACCGGCAACACCCGCACGGTGGAGCTGACGGCCAATGCCCTGGAAGCATTGCGCCGCCAGAAAGCGAGCAGCCACAGGAATGCCGTCTATGTGTTTGAGACTGAGCAGGGCAAGCCTTTTGGATCCACTGACATTCCACTGGATGCATGGTGGCGCCCTACCGTCGGCGCGCTGGGCCTGCGCTACCGGGATGCCCGGCAGACCCGCCACACCTTTGCGACCATGTGCCTGATGGCGGGCATTACGCCCGGCTGGGTGGCCATGCAGATGGGGCACTCCATAGAGATGTTTTTCCGGGTGTATAGCCGATGGATTCAAGGTGCAGACCAGGGCGCAGAGCGCCGCAAGCTGGATGCTTTCATTGCGGGCAACTAGTCGAATACCCATCGCAACGCAGGAAGCTCTACGAACCGAAGCTAATTGAGGCCTATGCGGGAATCTTGAAATTCTCCGGCCTGGAATACGTGGACGGTGCTTGGTAAGCGCAAGAGTGGCGCTGTGAGTTGAGTGAGTGACTGAGGACAGTCACCCTACCCTCTTGCGCACCCCTTGCTAGACTGTTTAGATGAGTCAACCAAAGACCTCCTCTCCTGTAGACGATCTCCCCATCAAGGACGTGCTCATCCAAAGGGAGCCTGGCTGGCGTCCAAGAGCGCGATTTGCGACTCGCGAACAAGTTGGTGATCTACCGGGTTCCGACTTTCATTTCGTTCTCCGAATCTGATGAAAAACCAAAGTGGTCAAGACCAAGGGCGTAGAGATGGAAATGAAAAAATCTGAAGAGATGGCGTTGATTGTTCAAGGCAAAAACGCTCTCTATGGTCGGCTCGAGATCGATCATGCGGTGAAAGCACATGGAGAGAATGATGTTCGATTTTGAAAAGTTGACTTGCACTAAAGATGTACTAGAGCAACTTGGCTCGAAAGAAAAATTCTGGTTTTATAAATCTGACAGACCTGATGAGCGCTTTCTTTTTAAATTTTCACGCGTCAATACTGGAGAGCATTGGTCCGAAAAAATCGCTGAAGAAATTGCTGAAATTTTAGATATTCCCCATGCCAAATACCATTTGGCAAATTTCCATGATCGCCATGGAATTTATTGTGAGAGCTTAGTGAGAAGTGATGAACGTTTGGTTATGGGCAATGAAGTTCTGCATGCCAATGACAGAACCGGTTACCCCGCACCACAATCGGATGCTGAGAGAAAATTTGTTAAAACAAGAGAGCACACGTTTTCTAGAATCATTGGATGCATTAAGGCTCAGAAAATTAGTTGTCCAGCCAATTCTCCAGTTGATAAAGCAACATCTCTATTTTGTGGCTATCTATTACTTGATGCCTTGGTAAGTAATCAGGATCGTCATCATGAAAATTGGGCGTTTATTTTGAATATAAACACCAGAGAAAAAATTCTTTGTCCAAGCTATGATCATGCTGCAAGCCTTGGATTTAATCTTTCTGACGACCAAAAATTGGAGCGATTGAATACTAAGGACAAGAATAGAAGCATTAAAGTTTTTGCTAGCAAGGCACGTTCTGCAATTTTTAATTTAAGGGATGATAAAAATCCCTTGGGGACTTCTGAGGCCTTTTTAAAGGCATCTGCCCGAGAGGGTGAATGCTTGCAATTTTGGCTGGATAAACTTAGAATAGTAGACGATGACAAAATTGATACGATTTTAAGAAAATTCCCTAATGAGATTCTTAGCAATATCTCCAAAGATTTTACTAAGCGATTAATTCTAGAAAATAAAAACAGAATCTTAGAACAGGCTAATCAATGAATGAAGTCTTCGTATCTTGGCAGAATCCAGAATCTAGAGTCTGGCATATTGTCGGTCGTCTGCGAAAAAATGAAGAATCATATATTTTCAATTACACAAAAGGGGTGGAAAAAACCTCTATTTTTCAGCCGCTTAGCGGCATGGAAGATTTGAAGACTGAATACTTTTCAGAAAACTTGTTCCCATTTTTTGCGAACAGGGTTTTGTCCTCAAAAAGGCCTGAGTACAAAGAATATATTGGCTGGCTTGGACTTAATGAAGGTAATGCTGATCCCTTTACAATCTTAACAAGATCTGAAGGAACTAGAGGCACTGATAATTATCAGGTTATTAAAAAATTCAGCTGGGATAGCGATGGAAATTTTAAGCATTCTTTCAACTCTCACGGATTGCGCTACTTCCATCACTCAGTTAAAGAGGTTGTTGATAATTTAAATGTTGATGATGAGCTTTTCCTCTGCCTTGATAAGCAAAATAAATTTGATAAAAATGCAGTAATTATCAGAACAGAAAATCCAAAACATCTTATTGGTTATGTGCCGCAATTTTTAAGTTCCTGCATTAGCACAATTATTAGTAATGATGAGAATACAATTCAAGCGTATGTTCGAAATGTTTCAAAGGATGCACCATTAGCTTATTTGCTACGATGTGAGGTTAAAGGAAATATTTCTCAAAGAACAAAAGAAGTCTTGAATAAATATCTCGAAGAATTCGAATCTTTTTGAGAATCAATTAAAATATTACATATAGCGCACGAATTTCCGTGCGCATATTTTTATGCGGATAGATTAATTTTAATAGTTCATCAGTATTAAATTGAGTGCTATATCCTGAAAAGGCCATGACCTTCTTCACCAAGGAGTCGATGTTAATTTCAGCTTCGTTGCGCAACACCGAGGGGGCTGGCCGGTGACTCTGATGTGCGAGGTGCTCGGTGTCTCGCGAAGTGGCTTCTATGCCTAGCTTTTGAGGCTTCGCAGCCAGTGCAGACTCTGCAGCAAGCGCTGCATGGCCGTCGTTGGCCATCTCAAGCATCCTGTCAGCACCGAGCGGAAAGCGGGTCAGTCTGACCTTCATCGGCATGGGACATACCGTGGGACATGATGGCAAGAAAGCAAGGAAATCGGCTTCATTTGGCTAGCAGCCAAGAGGTGATTTCAGGTTGATCTGACCCGAAATGATGAGTTAACGGGTTCGATTCCTGTCGGGGGGACCAAATTCAAGGCCGCGAAGGTGCATAACCTTCCGGCCTTTTTCTTTTTCTCCTCTGTAGACCTCAATTTGAAGTGCATCGGAGTCCGTAGAAGTGTGCCGCAATCCGGGGGCATCTGGGGGCACATTTGGGGGTACATTTTTAGAAATTGAGGGCACATTTCAGATGCCCCCAGTTTTGCCCCCTGGCTTCGTCTCCCCCTCGCCACCCAGCCCTTGCCCTCGTCGGCGTGAATATCGAGCAGCCCTTCTCTGGCGCTGGTATATGAGTCATGCTTTTCGCCGCAGGCAACACCAGACAGCAACAGGAACGCGGGCCGCTCAATGCAAAATGCCCATACGCATGCGTACTTCGCAATCAAGCCTTGGCACGCGGCTTGAAGAGATGGATGGTTTCGCCGCGGGCAAGCATCTCCACCAGCTGAGCGACGCGTCTGGCGCGCGTCTCGGCTCTCGCGGCAGTCTGGA